CGCTGAAGACACCTCGAGTAATTGCGATGGAACCGACCTGTATGCAATATATGCAGCAGGCCGTCTATCGTAGTTTTCTCGAGCACTTCTATCAGGATGACTTCCTGAAGAAGGTGATCGGATTCGATGATCAGGAGCCTAACAGGGCTCTTGCTCATAGCGGTTCTCTTGATCAGAGAACTGCTACGCTCGATTTGAGCGACGCTTCCGATCGTGTGTCTAATCAGCTCGTCAGGGCCATGTTGAATCGGTGGCCTCATTTGTTTGAGGCCGTCGACGCAGCTAGGTCCAGGCGGGCAGAACTTCCATCAGGTGAAGTAATTCGCCTGTCGAAGTTCGCGTCTATGGGTTCAGCGCTCTGTTTCCCGGTAGAAGCCATGGTCTTTACGACCTTGATCTTCCTAGGGATACAGAAATCGCTTAACACCCCGCTTGGCCGGCGTGATCTGTTCGATTACGCCGGTTCGGTGCGTGTCTTCGGGGACGACTTAATTGTCCCCTCGGAGCATGTGCTTTCCGTCGTACAGACGCTCGAGCATTTCGGTGCTCGTGTTGGTCTGGACAAGTCTTTCTGGACTGGAAAGTTCAGAGAGTCTTGTGGTCGGGAGTACTTTAATGGACACGATGTCTCTTTGACACGCGTCCGGCAAGTTTTTCCGACACGGCGGAGTAACGCTACTGAAGTTGTTTCGGCTGTGAGTCTCCGGAACCAACTCTATATGAGTGGTTACTGGGAGACTTGCAAATGGCTGGATGTTAAGCTTAAGCGGTTGCTTAAGCACTATCCAGTCGTTTTGCCGACTTCTCCAGTATTGGGCAGGGTGAGCTTTCTGGGTTACGAAACCCAGCGGCTGCACCCAACCCTTCACAGCCCCCTAGTCAGGGGCTATGTGGTGAAGGCCAAGCCTCCTCTGGATCATCTAGAGGGGCCTGGTGCCCTCCTCAAGTGTTTGCTCAGGTTGGATGCTGATGAGTGGCTACGGACTAATCATCCGTGGCGCTCAGACAGCTTCGACCTCCCCAGCCAAGGGGAGCCTGGAGGCGACACACCTCTAGTTCTGAGTGACCACCTGGAGCGTTACGGACGCCCCAAGTCGTCTAGCACAAAACTTGGGTGGAGATCACCCCTTTAGGGCGGTGGTCGGACCAGCCTAAACAACTGGCCTGAGGGAGAGTCCAAGTGTCCCCTGAGACCGGAGAAATCCGGCTCGAAGGGACCTCGCCGGCCGATACTCTGTTAGGGTATCGGTCGGTGGACTTTCGTAGAACCGTGAGGTTCTATGGGAGATGCACTTGGCAGTGC